GGTTTATTTTTTTTCATTTCATATAATTTCTTTCTCAGCAATACAATGTCAATTGAGTTTTTATTTTTGTTAAATATCTCTGAAACCTTTTTCACTAACCTGTTGCAATATTTTTCATTTCCAAGTTTTGTCATGTCTGTGAAATCGGAATCGAAAATAAGATTCTTAACAATGTAATCAATTCTTTTTCTTAATTCTAAATTAGATTTTGCATTTTGTGTAGTTAAAGCTGCGCCCATGATTTTTATATATAATATATGTTATGATTAAAATATAAATATGTAATTAAACCTCATAATTATATTTTATTATTTATTATTTTATTATTTTTCAACAAGATTTATTAATTATAATAAAAATTGAATTAGACATAAGCCAATATTATCTATAGCATTCATAACCATCAACATTTATTAATGTCGACGTTATTAAGTTCGGTCAAGGGAAATGTAAGTTTCATTCCCGAATTTCCATCTACCACATTGGGATTGTCGGGATTTTCGGGACTGTTGGGACTGTCTGACCCCTTGAACCATAAAACAACTAAAAAAAACAGACATAATTCTAAATCTAATAGTAAATATAAACAAGATTTGTGGAAGCAAATTGATTCTAGTTTTATTAATGAAGAATGTGATTCAAATAAGCATCATAAACAAACATCATCAGGAGGAGGAGCAGCGGCAGCAGCACTGGAGTGTGTCTACAGAAGCAGTGGTCAGAGAGAGAATTGCGATTCGTGTTCTTCGATTGTGTGTTTAACAGACGACGGGTTTTTAACATGCACGAATCAAAAATGCGGAATTGTCTACAAGGATGTATTGGATCATGGCGCAGAATGGCGCTACTACGGTGCAGATGACAATCAGTCAAGTGACCCAACTCGCTGTGGAATGCCGGTAAATCCGCTGTTGGTTGAATCATCCTACGGGTGCAAAGTTTTGTGTGACGGCGCAACCAGCTATGAAATGAGAAAATTCAGGAGGTACACGGAGTGGCAATCGATGCCGTATCGAGAAAAATCGCAATACGATGAATTTCAGTGCATTACAATAATTGCGCACAACGGCGGACTTCCAAAAATAATTGTGGATGAGGCGCTAAGGTATCACAAAAAGATTTCCGAGTTTAAAACATACAGAGGTCTTAACCGTGATGGAATTATTTTAGCGTCTACATACATTGCCTGTAGAAAACATGGTTGTCCAAGAACAATAAAAGAGATTGCAACCATTTTTAATTTGGATAATACTAGCGCGACAAAAGGATGCAAAAATGCGATTACAATTATAAATGAAATAGAACACGAAATGGCAAATTCAGACAAGACGAGTTTTAGTAAAACCAAACCGGAAGCATTTATTGAGAGGTATTGCAGCAGGTTAAATATAAATAGCGAACTGACAAAGGTGTGTCAATTTGTTGCGACTCGAATTGATAGAAATAATTTAATACCAGAAAATACGCCGCATTCCATTGCTGCAGGAATAATATACTTTGTTTCTCAAACATGTAATTTGAACGTGTCTAAGAAAGATGTGAACAGAATAACAGAAATTAGTGAAGTAACTATAAATAAATGCTATAAAAAACTTGAACAGTTGACAGATAGTCTTATTCCAAAAATAATATTAGAGAAATACAAGGGGGACATGCGCCCCCCCTTTAACCCCCTCTAGAATGGGATCATAATTTATATTTATGTTTACATTGGACAATGGGTGCAAATGTAGATTGAACCACCATGATCGGCGTGAGGGTCCTTTGATTGTTGTTGGTAGAGGAGCGAACGCGTTGTGTGACCGTGAACGTGAAATTTGCTTGAAACTTCGCACAGTTTTTGAACTTGTTCTTCTTGTCCATTTAGCAGCAAATCTTCGCGAATGCGTGCAATCATTGCATCACACAAATCTTTTTCCAATCTTGAATACATGTCCGTTTTTTGTTCATGTCCAAAACATGATCTGAAATATGTATTGTTTTCAGGATCATAATATTCATCACGATTCAATCTAAGTTTCATTTGATATTTCCCCAATTCATCACACGAAATGTACAAATCCAAAGTAACCGTATTTCCATTTTCGTTTTCATTACTTCTCTCGTTGTCTCTTGCAGTAGACATTTCAGAATTGTCTGGGTGCTGGGGATACAAAATAATATATTAAGCTCAACATTTTCAATTTATATTTTTGTAAATAAAATTTATTATTCATTTTCTGTAACATTGATATATAAAATTTCGTGTTCTCTATAATGGGAAAAAATATGTCCCCCCCCCCCCCTCGAATTAGTTTGAATTGGTTATAATGTATATATTCATACAATAATATATACATTATAATGAGCGATATAAATGATATAACAAAAATGAACAACGGCGAACCCGGTTCAAGTTTAGAAGAAAAAGAAGTACTTGTTGTTCCAAAGTTGGCATTCATTGTTCCATATAGAGACCGCAAAGAACATTTAACATTTTTTTCAGTATATATGAAACATGTTTTATCAGATTATGATCCAAAAGATTACATTGTACATTTTATTCACCAAAAAGATGGTCGCCCATTTAATCGTGGAGGAATGAAGAATATTGGATTTTTAGCAATAAAAAACAAGTATCCTGACGATTATCAAAATATCACATTTGTATTTAATGACGTAGACACAGTACCGTGCGATAAAGGCGTGCTTCAATATGAAACTCGTTTAGGTGTTGTGAAACATTTCTACGGAGTTCAATTTGCACTGGGAGGCATTTTTTCAATAAAAGGAGCGGACTTTGAAAGGACAAACGGGTTTCCAAATTTCTGGGCGTGGGGTGGTGAAGACAACTATATGCAGCATCGAGTCATTCAGTCCGGACTAAAAATAGACAGGCGAAACTTTTTCCCTTTGCAAAGTCCCCAAATTTTACAAATGGTGGAGGGAATCATGAGAACCATATCGCGTTCAGAAGCAGAAATGGTATTTTATAAAACAACAAATGATGGGTTGAATACAATAAAGAATTTAAAGTATGAATTTAACAATCAAGATGTTGATAAAAATTTCGTTGATGTAATTAACTTTGATACCGCTTACAATCACGCTTCAAATACTTATGAGGAGCAAAATATTCACGATGAGAAAAGAATCAAATTTAAATCAAGGGGAAATGCGGCGGCAGCACAAGATGAAAAACAGCGCGCTCAACATCAGCAACAATTGCTTTTGGCAGCAGAAGAACAAAAAAAGCGACTACAACAACAGGAGCAACATCAAATGCGACTACAGCAACAGCAACAACAACACCAAATGCGACTACAGCAGCAACAACACCAAATGCGACTACAACATCAAATGCGACTACAGCAACAACAGCAGCAACAACAGCAGCAGCAGCAACAACAGCAGCAACAACAGCAACAACAGCAACAACAGCAACAGAGACCTGGAATTGTAAGGACAGTTAGACGTGTAAACGGAAGAAAATTATTTTAGTTCTAATCTTACCCTATTTTTCTATTATCACAAGTTTGTAAGGAGGGAGTATGAGGGAAACTGGGTTCCCTCAGAAACTGGGTTCCCTCAAAACAATGTGGAAAAATCAAAAATGTCGTCCGTTTTTGTTTTTTCTGCAAGCGCGTATTCGCTCACTCGTTTCTCAAAAAAGTTGGTTTTTCCTTCGATGCTTATCAGCTCCATGAAATCAAACGGATTGGAAGAGTTGTACACCTTGTCACAGTGCAGCTGCAAAAGCAAGCGGTCAGCAACAAATTCAATGTATTGAATCATCAGCTTGGAATTCATTCCAATGAGGCGACACGGCAGCGCTTCACAAATAAACTCGGTTTCAATCTCAACCGCTTCTTTAATTATTTCTTGCACGCGCGTTTTGGGAAGGTGTTTCATCATTTTATTATAAAGCAAGACTGCAAATTCGGTATGAAGCGCTTCGTCGCGGGAAATCAGTTCGTTGCTGAACGTGAGACCGGGCATCAACCCGCGTTTTTTCATCCAATAAATAGAACAAAATGCGCCTGAAAAAAAAATGCCTTCAACGCACGCAAACGCAATCAGCCTGGTTTGAAACGAGCTGCGTTTATCATGAATCCATTTTTTCGCCCAGTCACTTTTTTTTTTAATGCACGGAAAATTGTCTATTGCATTAAACAGCCTCATTTTTTCTTCGGAATCTTTAATGTATGTGTCAATCAACAGACTGTAACATTCCGAGTGTATATTTTCCATCGCAATTTGAAATCCGTAAAAAGCGCGAGCTTCGGCGAGCTGAACGTCTCCCATAAATCGAACTGCCAAATTTTCCAGAACAATTCCGTCGCTAGCGGCAAAAAATGCGAGAATCATTGATATAAAATATTTTTCATCATCTTCGAGGGTTTGCCAATGAACTCCGTCTTTTGAAAGGTCTATTTCTTCGGCTCTCCAAAAACAATCCACTTGTTTTTTATACATTCGCCATATGTCATGGTCTTTCAGTGGAAACATTACGTAGCGACTATCGTCTTCGGTTAGAAGCGGGTCTAAAATTGTAGAACTCGGCGTTGATTTTTTTGACATTCCTAAAATATCTAAACTTTCAATTGTAAATATTAATATGGAAAGATTTTTATATATTCTTTATAAATAATTTATACGGAATATTATTGATTATTTATCGGTTTAATTGTATTCTTATCATTTATCATAAGGGGAAAAATATATTTTTTGAAAGTTTAATTATTTGTAGTAGTAATCTTTATTCCAATTTTCCGAATGAGTTTTTAGTAATTCGTCATAGTTCATTTTGCGCAACTCGCCTATAAATGCCAGTTCATCTGCGGTGACCATTTTAACTGATGGTAACTGACTGCTATATCCATATTGTGTTTTATACTTGTATAGAAAATTGCCTAATTCTCTGTATTTTTCGCCGTACCGTGTAAGGTTCAGTTTTAGCTCAAGAGGTATACATTCTTCTAGTTTAACTTGGGTGCTATTACCAAAAATGTCTGTAAATGTTACAGTGCTCATAGAATATAGAATGTTGAATAATATAATGTAATAATGTATTATATTCAATATTTTATACTATTTATATTTATATATTATATTATATACATATTACATATATGTATAATAATGTTAAAACCACGACTTTTTTCTAACTTATCCGCTGATGCTGCTTCTGCTGCCGCTGAAGACTTGTTCAACGACCCCATTACTTTTGAACAGATGAATGATCCAGTGGTTGCTTCTGATGGCTTTACATACGAGAGGTCAACAATTGAGGATTGGTTAAGAGAAAATGATAATAGCCCTACAACTGGCAGCGAATTGCTGACTAAAGAATTGATTCCGAACAACTCACTCAAACGTGTGTTGCATTTGATGGGAGAAGATTATTATGCTGCTTCTCAAGAATTGTTTTTTGATAAAATATTCACAAATAAAATCATGGTTGATCCTGTGGTTGCTTCTGATGGATTTACTTATGAAAGAGATAATCTTTTGAAATGGTTTAGGGGAGGCGCTTTCGATTCGAAAACACGTGAACATCGCATTTTGTCTCCTACAACCGGCGAAGTTCTACAGAATAGGAATATAATACCAAACCTTTCACTCAAGCGCACAATTAATCAGTGGATGGAAGGAGTAAGAAACGAAAAAAATTTTGGTTTATTCGGTTTCAAACCAACTAGTATAAACCCAGTAACAACAAGAACCTATAAATCCCCATTTTTAAGTAAATCGCCGTTACCAACGCTGAATATTGACGACTATCGGCATGTTAAAACCCCAAATGGACGCGGTGGTAAAAAAATAAAAACTAGAAAACGAAACATTCGAGGACGCACCAGTCGCCGCCATCTTCATCGACGCACCAGTCGCCGCCATCCTCATCGACGCACCGCAAAAAAATAAAATCATTTACTTGTTTGCTTAATTGAAATATTTTTATAAATATAAACAAATATAAATAAATAAAATAAAATAAATATAAATAAACTATAACAAATAAATAAAACAATTATTATGAATTTTCAAAAAAGTATTTTAATTTTAAAACCGGGTATTGAATCCAATGAGGATGTGGATGCGAATGAACATGATTCAGAATCAGACGCAGTTGAATTGTTTAAGAGAGATGCGCGGATGCACATTTGTAAATGCAAACATCACGAAAATCGAAATAATATTTTAAGAAACAGGTTGATTATAAGAAAACAGTCGCAATCAAATCCGTATTTAGATGACATTGTAAGAAGGTACGATGGCTATTATGAAGAGTTTAAAAATAAAATCACAATGCAAATCGGGGCTTTAGAGAGACTGTTGGAATATTTAAAAGATTTAGAAGCGTCCAAGTCAAAGGTTAGAACCGGCGATCGTCATTATCATAACCACAATCATTATCATTACGATGATGCAGGTGCTCATGAGGATGACCTAGATGATAGGGATTACTTAGATGATAGGGATGACTTAGATGACCAGGATTCAAGCAGTTATGGGAAAGCGCCAATTGTAGCTGCAATAAAAAGGGACCAACAAATGATTTTCAAAGAAATACGAAATCTCAAAAATGTATTGCAAATGAAAGGAAGTAAACGTGAAGCAAAATATAAAGAACTTTCAAAATATATTGATAAAATTGACGGTGAAACAAATAAAACGGATAATAATTTATTCAAAATTAAGAGAGAACAGGAACAAATTTTACAAACATTAGGTGAAATAACAAAAGATGTGAAACAAACTGACAAACTTTAGTATAATAAAGGGAACCTACGGTTCCCCTTTAACCCCTCCCTTCAAATTGGGCAAGTGGTCAGAGGGGGCACAAGGCACTGCGTTTCGCAGCATGCCCCCTTCCCTGCGTGCATTATTTATAAAAGAGATTTTTTTAAATATAAAATATTATGTTATTATATATTATTTAAAAAAATGCCACCAAAAAAAAATGCTATTGGACGAAGAGAACGACGAGATTTGGGGATTCTTTCGCCTGTTGCTGCTGCTGCTGCTGCTCCTGCCGCCGCTGACCCGAATCGTTCCGAGTCGATGGTTTTGGTTACACCTGAAGAACAACAACAACAACAACAAGAGCCTTATTCGCTTTCTCCAATAGCGGCGGCAGATGAGTCAATGAATCAAACTGACTCGGATTATGAACCACAAGGGTCACCTAGATTCAATATGATGGATAGTAGCGACTCGTCAATGGGTTCATCGCCGACTCCACTAATGAGAAAAATGTTGGGTATGAAAAAAAAGTCGCCCAGAAAGTCGCCGAAAAGACGTAATTCGCCGCCTCGTCGAAAGTCGTCTCCGAGACGCAACTCGCCACGCGCGCAAACATTTCGACGAAAAAGTAAACTCTCGATTGATAATCCGGAATATTTAAAAGCAAGTCCGTCTGTTGCTCAAATAAGAGACAAGCTGATGAGTTTGGCGCAAGTTGCATCAAAAACACGGGAAAATTCAGGTAAAATCAACAAGTTCACTGAAAAAATCCGGAGAATGCTGGATGAACTGAATCCTTATTTCTTATTTATTCAACAGTACATTGCGGGTCGCGGAGAAATACAGCGCGAATTGAATGCGGTAGTTGAAGATAGAACTAAATTAATGGGAGAACGCGAGCGTTTAGTGGGCGATTTAGCAGATAAATCTCAAATGAATGCAAACAGTAAAATCCAAGAAGTTGCTGAAGGACAAATTGGTATTTTGAATGACCAAATCAGTGAATTAAATAAAAGAATTGAAGAACTTGGAGCACAGTTGGAATCGGCAACAAGGGCAAATCAAATGTACGAAAATATTTTGAGAGACATTCCTGCTGACATTGATAAAATGCGCGGATTTATAGATGCTGAAGATGCAACCCTGTCTGAAAATATTACAGCTCTTGACCAGGTGCTCTCGAATTTTAGTAACCAGCTAAAAGAGCGCCTGCAAAACACGCTTCCTCAAGATCAACATGCAGCATTTAATGCTTCTAGAGGCGGCGGTTGCAGAAAATCCAGGAAATACAGAAAGATGACGAGGAAATCCAGGAAATACAGGAAATCCAGGAAATCCAGAAAACACAGGAAGATGACGAGGAAATCCAGAAAGTAAGTGATAGATATTCAGATATTCTACACTTACACTACGACACAATATTTATTTATATATAAAATATTTTATCATCATATATAAATAACACAACATAATATGCGACATTCTTTACGAAAAAATAAAACGAGTCGGTTATCTAAAGTAAAAAAAAGAACCCATAATAGTAAAAAAAAAAGAGCATGTGTTACCAAATTTGGTAAGAAACTTGGATTGGAAGATGTTCCGGCATTTTCGAACTGTAATAATTCATTCAAATCGGACTTGAATAATTTCATAAACTATAAAAATGAAAACGTATTTTCTGGAATGCAGTGGCAATGTGTCGAGTACGCCAGAAGGTACTTAATTACAAAACTCGGTGTTACATTCAGTTCAGTAAATGGCGCTGAAGATGTGTTTGCGTTGAAAACAGTTGAGTCAATTCAAGATGGTAAAAAATATAAATTTAAAACATATAAAAACAATTTTGATTGTCAAAGAAGAAATAATATGCCCAAAGTAAATGATGTAATTATTTGGGCAAGAAACAAAAACGATACACCATATGGTCACATTGCTGTAATTTTGAAAGTAGAAGGAGACAACATTTATATTGGGGAACAAAATTGGTCGAATGATGCATGGACAAGGTCGCCGCCGCATTCATATTCAAGAATATTAACCTTGAAAACAAATAATAACAGGTGTTCAATTATTGACGGAAATTATAAAATTTTAGGTTGGAAACGGGCATCATTGAAACGAGAGATACCGATTTCTCTCATAAATAGTCCATAAGGTTGTAGCAATGCAACCAGGCGTTTCTTTTTTGACTCGCAGTAACGTTTCCATTTACGCTGAATTATGCGGAGCCAAAATGTTTTGTAAATCGCCACATGTTCTCCTCCTTCGAGTTCAATGCACTCTATAATTTCTAAAGAAATGTATTCTTTTTTTATCAGGATTTCCCTGTAGTTTCTAATGACTGGATGATTCGAATAATGAGAATACATGAAAAAATTAAAATAGCGATTTTTTAAATTCTCTCTTATGATGCAAATATCATTTGAAATTTCAATAAAGTCTGCATGATTATGAAAATCGTCATTGCGCATTGTCATGAAAATTAAATAGTGCGAATCAATGTTTTTTGAACTAGAATCATCTTTTCCGTGAATTTTTGAATTAAAAATTTCACAATATGCCAAACAGTATTTTGAATAATTGTTTGTATGTTCCATTTAATCTTTTATTTAATTATTGGTTTTAGAATAATATAATATATATTTGGAGGTCTGTGTAAATTGTTTACACATATTATTTTCTTGCGTTAATTATATATACTATATTATAGACATCTTTATAAAATGGTGAATGTTCATATGAAACTTCCAAAAGTGGTTGAATCCCTGTTGCAAGATAAAAATGTATTATACGTTGTTGCATTTTTAGCAGTTATTAATTTTTTTGGTTACATTGTGTTGAGAGATAGCTATGCCATGTTGATATTTTTATCGATAGGGTTCATATCAACATACTTTAGTAAAAATATGACGGTTGTGTTGATTACAACTTTAATATTAACGAATTTCATAACTGTGGTTTCTAGAAACCTTGTAAGCGTAGGCAGGAAAGAAGGATTTGATGCAGAGACCTCTGATTCAATTGCTGCCGAATCGGACACGCAGGCAGCAACAAAGCCGGCAGCAGCACCAGCAGCAGCAGCACCAGCAGCAGCAGCACCAGCAGCAAAGCCAGCAAAACCGGCCGCCGCACCCTCAGGAGTAATGGGGGCTGGTTTAGGAGGCAAGGCGTTGAAAAAAGTAACAACGTCTGCTTCTTCCACAAATGACCCTTTGAAACCTTCTTTGAAAGTTGAAGCCATGACTGAGCTCAGCCCGGCAAGCATTAATGACGAAGACGACCTTCCCGTAAATAATCGCGTTGACTATGCCAAAACGCTGGAGAAGGCATATGATAATTTAGAAAATATTGTTGGACAAGATGGCGTTAGAGGTCTCACATCTCAAACAAACACGTTGATGGACCAACAGCAAAAATTGATGGAAAATATGAAGAGCATGGAACCGCTTTTAAAAACGGCGCAGTCATTTTTAGACAAATTCGAATCAAGTTCAATGGGAAAATTATTTGAAAAGATTCCGGGAATGTCATCAATGTTTGGTGGAAGTGGCGGCGGACCAAAAGCAGAATTACAGTAAGATTCTAGGATGGATGGATGTAATTATGGCATGTGTATATATATATAATAATTTTATATATACATATTTTATATTATTAATTATTATTATTATTATCAAAATAATGGAAGATACTCAAGATAAAATAGATAATGTGAATTCTTTATTTAGTAACATGATTGACAACTATAAAAAGAATTTTGTAAATTATCACAAGAATACAACATTGTCGATGCCGACAACAACGCCGACAACAACGCTGACAACAACACCGACAACAACACCGACAACAACACCGACAACAAGAGAAAAAGATCCAACCATAAAAGACTCAAACGAAGAACCGTTATCTAATTACAGGTATGCTGCAAATAATTTACTGGAACATGTTCGGTCTCAAATTGCTTCAAATTCAAGGACGATTTCAAAAATAAATTCTAATATAGTACCAATTCAAACACAATATTTAAGTGCATTAGAATTGGGTGACGATTTCGATAGCACAAAGTCGGCGGCACGTGCAGCGTTGGACGATTATAATGAATTATATAAAATTACATTTTTTAGCATCTTGACGTACCTGATCGGGTCTGCATCCATATTGTATTTAATGTTCAAACCTAAACTACAGAGTGTGTAAATTTATAAATTCATGTATGAAAAAATATAAATAAAAACGAATTAATTACTTGTTTATTTACACATTTAATGTTTTTTCAATTACAAGATTTTCTGCGCATATGTTATAAATTAGTTTATAATAATATATAACATTAATATACACACACATTATAGAGATGTTTTTTGATAATATAAACGGAACAAGTGATGGTATTGGAAATAGTAACAATAACAATGACAAATATAGTTTAAAAAATATTAGTTTGAGTCAGGGACGCGCGTTTTTAAAAGATGAAAAAAAGTTGAATCGCGCGAATGTTTATTTAGCACAAAATGCCAGAAACAGCCAAATTGTTGGAATGAATATCGAAGGATTTGACGCACAACAACTGCCGGAAGCAGCATCAGCATCAGCGTCAGCTTCTTCTGAACCCGAAGCCGTTTCTTTAAGTTCGTCGGGCGAACCCGATCATCTAGATAAACTGGACGACGATTTTGATTCCAAAATGGCTGCATATTCGAGTGCTCTTTCGGAATTCAACAAGGAACTTTTGAAAAGTCAAAATTATTTTGTTGTTCCAGTAAAATCGCTTGTGCCAATTAATAGTTGTTTTAATTGC